TTCAGGTTCTAATGGAACCAACGGTTCTTCAGGTTCATCTGGTAGTTCAGGAAGTAATGGTTCTTCAGGTTCTAATGGAACCAACGGTTCTTCAGGTTCATCTGGTAGTTCAGGAAGTAATGGTTCTTCAGGTTCTAATGGAACCAACGGTTCTTCAGGTTCATCTGGTAGTTCAGGAAGTAATGGAACAAATGGTAGTTCTGGAACATCAGGAAGTAACGGAACAAATGGTTCATCAGGTTCTAGTGGAAGTAACGGAACAAATGGTTCATCAGGTTCTAGTGGAAGTAACGGAACAAATGGTTCATCAGGTTCTAGTGGAAGTAACGGAACAAATGGTTCATCAGGTTCTAGTGGAAGTAATGGAACAAATGGTTCATCAGGTTCTAATGGAACTAACGGTAGTTCAGGAACATCTGGTTCTAATGGAACCAACGGTTCATCTGGTAGTTCAGGTTCTAATGGAACCAACGGATCTTCAGGTTCTAACGGTTCTTCAGGAACTTCTGGTTCATCAGGTGTATCCAATTCATTTTTTAATTATCAAGCAAAGACAGGTACAATTAGTGGTGACCCATCAACAGGTCATATCATTTGGAATAATGCAACTCAATCGGGCGCAACATCAATTAATGTAAGTGATACCGACCAAAGTGGAAATAATATTGATGTATTTTTAGGAAATATAAAAAGTGGTTCGGTAATTACTTTACAACAACAATCAAACCATTCTAATTATCAAACATGGACTTTAGGAACGGCAGTAGATAATACCACATATTGGACTTATCCTGTTACATTAGTATCGTCAAATGTTTCATTTACTAACGACCAACAAATTTTATTTATTATAACAACAACACCATCTGGAACGAGTGGAACAAGTGGTGTGAATGGAACAAATGGTTCATCTGGTTCTAACGGAACCAACGGTTCTTCAGGAACTTCAGGTACTTCAGGTTCTAACGGAACCAACGGTTCATCTGGTAGTTCAGGAAGTAATGGAACGAATGGTAGTTCTGGAACATCAGGAAGTAATGGAACAAACGGTTCTTCAGGTTCTTCAGGAAGTAACGGAACAAATGGTTCATCTGGTTCTAGTGGATCAAATGGTTCATCTGGTTCTAACGGAACCAACGGTTCTTCAGGTTCTTCAGGTTCTAACGGAACCAACGGTTCTTCAGGTTCTAATGGAACAAACGGTTCTTCAGGTTCTTCAGGAAGTAACGGAACAAATGGTTCATCTGGTTCTAACGGAACCAACGGTTCTTCAGGTTCTTCAGGTTCTAACGGAACCAACGGTTCTTCAGGTTCTAGTGGATCAAACGGTTCTTCAGGTTCTAATGGAACGAATGGTTCTTCAGGTACTAACGGAAGTAGTGGTTCATCAGGAACATCATTCATATGGTTAGGTGTTTATTCCAGTGGTACAACATATCATTTAAATGAGGTAGTATCTTATAACGGAAGTTCTTATATTTCAATTTATGAAGGGCATGACAACCATATTCCAAGCTCTACACCTTCAAGATGGAGTGCAGTTGCATTAGCGGGTGTATCAGGAACTAATGGAACACATGGTACTTCAGGTTCTGACGGTGCACCTGGTTCTTCAGGTTCGAATGGAACTTCAGGTTCTAATGGAACATCAGGTTCTAACGGAACTTCAGGTTCTAATGGTACAGGATTTTCAACAATTACAAATGCAGGAAACAATAGAATTATAATTTCTGATGGAACAACAAATGCAGCATACGCATCATCATCTTTAACATATAATGGAACAACATTATTACTAACTGGTAGTCAAATAGTTAGTGGTAATTTACAAGTTATTGGTAATTTAACCGCACAACAATACATTATAAGTTCATCATACATATATGTAACAGAATCATTTGTAAGTGGTAGTACGATGTTTGGTAATACATTAGACGATACACATAAATTTACCGGTTCAGTTTATGTATCGGGTTCTTCACACGTTATTACAGGTTCATTAACCGTATCTGGAAGTGTTTCAGCGACCTCCTTTTTTGAATTATCAGATATTAGATATAAAGATATTATTTCAGTTAATCCAAATGTAGATTTATCAACATTAGATGTTATACAATTCACATTAAAAGGTGATGATCAAGTAAGATATGGTTATTCAGCTCAAAGTGTTAAAGAAGCTTGTTCTGACTTAGTCGTTGGTGATTTACCAATGAGTGTCAACTATAACGATGTCCATACTCTGAAAATACACCAATTGGAAAATAAAATAAAACAATTAGAAAATAAATTAGAGTCATTGTATGTCATTATCATGGACAGGGATAACCAAAAATAAAATTATAACTGATACTGATTTAAATAATGCTGTTGAAGCTGGTTATTTAAGTAAGAAATCACAACAAATCACAATTCCAAGAAGTGATTTAGCACTTACAAAAAGTAGGTTAGTTGACTATGCTGATGTTGATTCAATTAATACAACTTTAAGTAGTAAAATTGATAATCAATTAATTACTAAACAAGATATTAGAAAACCTTGTGGTGAATGTACATCATATGATATTGTTATTACACAAGGTGATATTGACATAAGTGGCGACGGAAAGGTTTATTTTTACTATTACCCATGTGGATTGTCAACACAACAATATTTAACATTTTCAAACCCCGGTACGTATCAAAATTACATTTGTACGGAAAATTGTACAATGCCCGAACCAACTATTTGTATACAATATGATGGAGGATGTACAAGTCCACTAAATAATTCAAGATTTGTGGAAATAGCGGGAAATTGTCAAACATTAAGTAATACATATAGAACTGTATCATGTGGTACAACAGAATATATTTTTACAATATCTAATGCAGGTTATACATATATCAATACTAAATTTGATTTAGGTCAAACTTATGGTAACGTTCCAATAACATTATCATATACATCATACAACTCATTAAACGAAGTCTTTATTGGTAATCTTGATGAAAAAATTGGAGACACTTATTCTTCTGCGGCAACAATAGTTTATAAAGAAGAGGTTGTTGGATTCGTAAGTTCAAAACAAAAAACAACAATGGATGTTGTTGTATATTCAACTGGAACTGACGGTATTTTTATTCCATATGATATAACTGTTAAAATAGGTTGTCCAACAACATTAAATTGTGGTACAAATTTAATTAATAAAACGTATGTAACTAATGTTAACATAAATGTAACTGACACAGGTTATATTAAATATGATACTAATACTAATACGGTGTACAAATATGTTTCTTCAACAGGATTACACGCTATACCTGATTGTATTATTTTAGAATCTTTATCATCGGATACACCATACGCTGACGATGCTGCATTTACCATATTATATAGTGGTAACACATGTAACGCTGGTACCGATGATTGTTTAGAAATTACATTTATATCTAATAGTGAATCCGAAACAACAATTGGATGGACAAGTTGTGTTGGCGCGTGGAGGACTAGAATATTAACAGCGGGTGAAACATTTACAACTTGTGCAATTAAAAATAGTGGTTATGGACAAAATACATCTATTTCACAAGGAATTGGATGTTCAGGAACAATAACACCAGCGGACATTTATTATAATGACGCTAATTCACAATATTATTTGAGTGCTTGGTTCTCTAATGTTAAAGACAATAATCATATGTGTCTCGGATACCCAACTAGTTTCTATTACGTACCTGGAAATGGTTTGTTATCTACACCAACTTATATTTTCCAAGATGCCGCTGGAACAATACCATTTAATTTTAACTATTTTGTATATGCCGCAATTCCTGGTGTAGGTTCGATTGGATATGAATATAATAAAACAACTGGTGAAGTTGGATTACAAACATACATATGTTTATAAAATAAATTAAAATGAGCTCAACAACATTAAAAGTTCCTGATATATCATCAAATTTTGGTAAAATAAATAAAATTATTTGGTTTAATGTTTCAGATTTGGACGGGACATATACAATCAATTTACATATAACTCCAAGCCAAATATTAGACATTGATGTTAAAATTTTTAATTATGCAACAAAGGAAGAACATTTCACTAAAACATATGTAAAATCATCAAATAATAGTATAATTAATGAGACAATTAAAATAAGACATACACCTGGTTTAAATTCAACAATTTACGGACTAAAAACCAATTAAAAGTAATTATAATATATGAGTTCATTTGATATAAATTGTACAGTTGAGGGGGCCGCGCCAGATAATTTAACACATGAGTGCGGTGTTACCAAAAATTTTACATGGACCGGAAATGGTACACATGAAGGGCTGTCATTTTATTTAATACGAACACAATTATCGGGGCTTAAATCAACAAATAAATATAAAATACCTAAATTATTAAAACTTTTAAAATTTACTTTTACCCCATTATCACCAAATGTTGGATTATCTAATGTTATAGTAAGGGTTAAATACAATGTAGATGGAGTTTTAAAAATATTAAACGAATATGATTTAGGTGCAATTTCAACTCCAACATCAATATATCATCAATTACTGATGGATTCAGGTACTAAAGACAATGCTTTTATTTTGTTTGATGTAATAACAAGTAATGGAACTAGTGGTGCAATAAATGTAGAATTAGATTGTAATCCTTCATTAATTTTAGCTGAATTTTGTAGAGGTTTTACATCTTCAACACAATATTGCTCAACTTGTCCACAAACTATAACATATTTTAGGGAAAGATTACCAAATTTACCAATAACTGGATTAATAAATAAAAACTTAACAGATAACACCCCATTCTTAGTTGGTCCATGGTATTATGATGAATATTTACAAACAGAAGTTAATAATGATGAAATTATAACTTTAAATGTTGGTGAAATAAATAAAAGGACAAAGTATAGTTATAATATAACAACACATAATTTTGTAAATCAAGGTAACTGCTTGGGAACACCATATGGTTGTGGTAGCTCACAAATTACAATTCCTTTTAGTGTAAGTGATTATACTGAAAGCACACCATATATTGATGGAACACCAGGTGTTAAACCAAATGGTTTAAAATATGCAATTAAAAATGTAACGGTAAGTACTGCGACACAAAATAGATTAGTCCCAATTACAGTTGAATGTACAGATGGTGCAGAAGATGTTTCTTTATTAATTACAGATGGCCTACATGGAAATGAAGTTGGTAAAGTTTCATTTTCTTATAATTCTGGAAATGCTCCATTATATGAAATATGTACACCATTTGATTTAATTAAAGTTAGGTATAAAAAAGGTTTAGGTGCATTTTTTCAAATTGGACCTAGAGATTGGAATACTTCTAAAACTTTTTATGTTGTTACAACTAGTGGATTGGTTAATCTTAGATTAGCTGTTGGTCAAAATAAATCATATAATAGTGGAAGTGCTAATGTTAAAGTAACAATTGGTTGTGGAGATGAAATATATGGTTATGATATGGGGGTACATCCGTATTCATCGTATGATGCTTACCATAACCCAACTTTTATAACAAAACTTTGGTCTAAATTACCAATATCACAATGGTCAGGATCTACTGATAATTATTCAACAAAAGGTAATTATATTTGGGCCGACGATTTATTATCCGCACCATCATTACCATATTTCTATGGAGATAGTGTTAGAACATCACCAACAAATAAAGTATATGAAATTGGTAATTTAATTGATAGAGAATATGGTGTTGTTATTAATTATGTTGTTGAAAAGTGGTTAATTGGTGGAACAAGTACTAATGAAATAATATGGGGACCAACAAATTGGAAAAATCTTACTGGTCAAGTTTCACCTTATTTTGCGTCTACTTTAGTTAGGGCACCTGGTGATACAACTGATTATGTTCCAGCTAACGTTCATGCATCAATGGTTGGTGTTGGTATGTTACATAAAATAATTGACAATACTAGTTTACTTGAACCATCTGTTTATTCATACCTAATGGGTTATACACCATCTGGTACTAGTGAATATTTAGCTAATAATAATTTCTTTACCACTTATGATTTTAGTAAAGAAACACACATACCTATTACTGGATTTGAACATCTAGTAAATCATGTTACTAGAGGATATGTTACCGGAAGTAATATTCCAAATTTAAATGCGTATTTAAAAGATAATAAAGATAAATGGTGGGTGTTTGGTGGGTTAGGATTAAAAGTATTTACTGAATGGTTTGGTACTATTGGTGTCACCACTATGAATGCTGCTGGTCAAAGCCTTTTTTGGGGAAGTCTCGTACATACAATAGGACATGCAATATGGGCTATACTTGATTTTTTAGGTCCCATTTTTATTGCAGCACTTGTTGTTTTAGCGCTATATTACCTTTTTGTTCCACAAACTAAAACATTTATTGAAAAAGCAAAACTATTTAGAAAAAGATTTTCAAATAAACCATTTTTAAATTCAATAAACTCAAAAATATCTAAAAAAGATGATTTAACAACTTTTGATACTGGAATTTATTCTGACGGCGCATATTTTTACAATATTCCATCTGATTCTACAACAGGTATTCCAACAACTAGAACATTATCATACAAATATATTGATTCAATAAAAACGTATACACAAGTTGACATATTAAATGACCCAACAAAAGTTGAATACGTTATTGACCAACATAAATTATTTTATTTATTATACATCTCAGGTAAACCAGAAAAGTATGTAAGTAATCCAACTTTATATCATAGTAATTCAATATCATTAGTAGGTCAAGCACAATCATCAACTATAACTGGTGAATTAAATAATCCAGTTAAGATGTCTTATAGTCTTCCTTCTGGACATATTGTTTCAACAGTATCGCAACAAGACGCTGACAATCAAGCCCAAGCATATTTTAACACGTTAACAACAGCAATGGATACAAATGTTGTTTCTACCGAAAGAAAACCTAGTGTTACTAATATTGAAGTATTTTTTACACATGATTTAAAATTAGAACAATCACCTAATTATTTTTTAATTTGGTATGAAAACTCTGATTCATTAGGTATTACTGTAAATAAAAAATTATATTATGATGTTAATGGTAAATTATCAGCATTGAATGGATATTATAGATTTTATAAAACTAGTAATTTATTATTTTATAAAGTAGAATATGGTGTTGTAACAGATATTTTTTCAGGTACTACTAGTATGACTTCACAAATACATGGTGGAACATATTATCTAAGTGGTATTGATTTAGATTATACAAGTGTATGGTTAATCAATTCATATCACCCAAAAGATTTGACACTATCTTTTGGAAATGATTTGGACAATTTAATAACAAATTGGAATACTAATTTGTTTTATAGTGGAGATACTATTAATAAAGGTATAATAAAAGATAGAACAAATGTGTATGGTCTTTATCTTTATGAAAATAATTTAACTGGCACAACATATAATGAAGCAAACGAATCTACATATAGAGAGGTTTATCCTTTTGAAAGTTTAGTATTTACCTATCATAAGCCACATACACTTTTAATTAATACAGTAGAGGTTTGTGATTTAGACAATAGTCAAAACGGTTTAAATTTCAATGTTGTGGATACCAATGGCAATGTTTCACCAACATATGTTGGTATTACTTTTAGTGTAGATATCTATACAGGTGTAACTAATTCACATGTATTATTTGCAACAAGAATTGTAACTATAGCCCCTAATGAAACAACAAAGTTTGTTTCATTAGACATACCATATACAGGTGGAACAATTACAAGTGCTAATATAACAACATGGCAATCATCAAATCCATTTAATAATATTACATTTATCCAAGGTTCATTTACACAAAGCCCAGGTGTTACACCTTGTTCTTATTATACCGGTACAACATATATTGTTGATTCATTTGGTTATGTCCAATATACTAAATTTAATGCTGGAACATATAATACATCACTAGTGGTTACAAATTTAACTGAAGGCGTATACATAATTTCAGACCCTATCGCATATGGTTCATTAATGTCTGTTGTTGATACGAATACATATTATCCACCGGCATATATAAGAATTTTAGAAACAGGTGATTGTTACATTTTACCAACACCTACTCCAACACCAACACCTACGGTAACACCAAGTCATACTCCAACTCAAACCCCAACCCCAACTGTAAACTGCTCATTCGGAGTAAGTGTTGTCGTGTTATCACCAACTCCTACACCAACTGCCACTAATACCGCTACACCAACTAATACACCAACTAATACACCAACTAATACACCAACACCAACTCAAACTCCAACTAATACACCAACTAATACACCAACCAATACACCAACACCTACTAATACATCCACAAATACACCAACCCCAACCAATACACCAACCCCAACTGTAAATTGTTCATTTGGTATTAGCGTTGTGGTATTAAGTCCAACACCAACACCAACTGCGACTAATACACCTACACCAACAAATACCCCAACTAATACACCTACACCTACTAATACTCCGACTAATACACCAACCAATACACCAACTAATACACCAACACCCACAAATACTGCAACTAATACACCAACCAATACACCAACTCCAACAAATACTTCTACAAATACACCAACCCCAACTAATACACCTACCCCAACTGTAAACTGCTCATTTGGTGTGAGTGTTGTTGTATTATCACCAACCCCTACTCCAACAGCAACAAATACTGCCACCCCAACTAATACACCGACAAATACACCGACAAATACTAATACCCCAACTAAAACCCCAACTAACACCCCAACAAATACCCCTACACCAACTAATACTCCAACTAACACACCTACTAACACTTCAACAAATACACCAACACCTACTAATACACCTACACCAACTAACACACCTACCCCAACTGTAAATTGTTCATTTGGTGTGAGTGTTGTAGTATTAAGTCCAACACCAACCCCAACAAACACATCAACTCCAACTAATACACCTACACCAACTAATACTCCGACCAATACTAATACTCCAACCAATACACCAACCCCAACCAATACACCAACCAAAACTCCAACTAACACACCAACTAACACACCAACCAATACACCAACCAATACACCAACTAACACACCAACTAACACACCAACTAATACACCAACCAATACACCAACACCTACTAATACATCCACAAATACACCAACCCCAACTAATACACCTACCCCAACTGTAAACTGTTCATTCGGTGTAAGTGTTGTTGTGTTATCACCAACCCCAACACCAACTCCAACTCCAACCAATACTAATACTCCAACTAACACACCTACACCTACTAATACGTCAACACCAACCAATACACCAACCAAAACCCCAACTAACACACCTACACCTACTAATACATCAACACCAACCAATACACCTACCAATACTGTTACTCCTACAAACACCACCACACCGACTAAAACACCTACACAAACACCAACTCCAACACCTTCATTACCAGCTCTTACATTATCGGTAGGGTCTTACACACCACAATCTTGTTTTAGTGTTAATGATGGACAATTCACATTAAGTGCGGGAGGTGGTAACGGAGCATCTTATGAGTATTCTAAAGATGGTACAACATATCAAGCTAGCGCAACGTTTACTGGATTGGCGGGAACAACATATACAGGCTATGTTAGAAATACAAATAGAACGGGAACAGTTACTTCAGTATCGGTAACATCATTAGCACGTTCAGCACCAAATGCACCTATGACTATTACAAATGCAACTTGTAATGGTGGTAACGGTTCAATTGCGGTTAGTGCTGGTTACGGTGGTTCAGGTTCGGGATACAGTGGATCAACTGATAATTCAACGTATGTCCAAATACCATATACATTTGTTAAAACGGCAGGTTCATATACAATTTATATAAAAGACAGTTCAAACTGTGTACAATCATATAGTCAAACAATAACACAACCAACAGCTGTTACATCAACAATATCATCATATACCGCTCCATCATGTTACAACTTATCTGATGGTTCTGTAACCGCAACTGCAGGTGGAGGTGTATCACCATATACATATTCACTTAATAGTGGAACTTACCAAGCAAGCGCAACATTTAGTAGTTTAGCTAATGGAACATATAGTATTACGGTTAAAGATACTAATGGTTGTACCACAACATCATCAACAAGAACATTTGCAACAACTGCACCAAATGCAACAATAACAGTTACAAATGTAAGTTGTAATGGTGGTGCGGATGGACAAATTGCAGTATCAAATGGTACAGGAGGTGCTCAGGTTGGAGGATATAGTGCTTCAACAGATAACTCAACTTGGTACGCTTTACCAAAAACATACTATAGTTTATCTGCGAGTTCACCAACTATTTACGTTAGAGATAGTAATGGATGTGTACAATCATATCCACAAACTATAACACAACCAACAGCTCAAGTATGTACTATTTCAGTATATTCTTATGATAGTGGTGTGGGTAATGGTTCAATTGCTGTTGTTGTTTCAGGTGGTTCAGGAACTAAAACACTAAAATTGTATGAAGATACGTCAGCACCATATACTGACTACTCAGTAGATAGTTTGATACAAAGTGGCACTTCTGTTGCTAATAATACAACATACTATTTCACAAACGTACCTTGTACTAATAACAAATATTGGGTTCAATGTATTGACGCAAATGGTTGTGTAATACATTCTAGTTCATCTGTTATGGTTTGTGGTTATTTTAATACAGCCGCACAATTTAAAACAGGAAATAATTTATCATGTACCCCAACACCTGATACTCAAATTTTCTTAAGAGGAGGTTCTGATTATACAACTTTTAATGCGAATGGTTATATATCGGCTGGAATGATACTATATACCAATGCTAATGGAACAATTTATCCATATAATACAATTTTTGATAGTGTCGCCTTAACGGTTTTCAACGTATCATCAGGAATAGTAGGAACAGTTAGATCTTTATGTTAAAAATTGTTAAAAATAAGATATTTATAATAAAAGAAATTAAAATTTAAAAAAATGGGACCAGGCAATTCTACAACAAACGTTACTTTACAATTAACAGGGACATCATCCGTTCCAAATAACTTCAATATTGAAATCTTTGCTTGGAATATAACAACAGATTTAGTATCGACAACAGGTAGAACATATGCCTCAACCGTATCAAGAACAACAACATCATCATTAAATGGAGGTACTTTGCTTAATGGTTATGGAATATCGGGTATAACGGGTACCGATAGATATGTTAAATTAACAAGTACAACCACATGCACTAGTGATAGTGGTTTAATAAGTATTGAATCTGCAGCATTATCGGTATATACCCCACCTGTTGTTAGTAATTATTCGGCACCAGGAGCCGAAGATACTTTCGCCACTCAAGGACCAAGTAATTATTTATCATCTGGTGTTCACAATATAGCATCATTTGATTCGTTATCTTATATATCCGCATCAGATTTTACTGTGTCTTATCTTAGTGGAACCACCGTATCTGGAGCCGTATATGTAACAGGAACATATCAATATGGTCCATTTAGTAGTTTAACTGTAGTTCAATCTGGAAAATCATTTAGTGTAAATGGTTCTCCAAACACATCGTTTATAGGTGACGCATCTCTCCACATTTTAGGTAGGGTACAATTAACATACACTCCTTCTGGAAAATCTACCACTTTTGATTATTATTATCGACCATGGACAACTTAAAATAGCTATTTATTTACATTAAATTAATCTTTATATTATCTAAAACCTAATAAAGATATTTATAGGTGTAAATAATTTATATGTCAGATTTATTTGGAAGTATGTCTTTTTATGTTCCGTCTTACCCAATGTCGGGTGAAACTCAATCTGTAGTTATACAAAATTATTTAAATGATTATGAATACACTCCAACAACGGGATATACCACAACAGGGTTTACCTATTTAGGTATTGGAGGTAGTAAGCTATCCGAATTAAAAAAATACGGAGCAACAGGATATACACAAACATTAACAAGTGGTTCTATGGAAGATGGAACAACTTGGACAGGTTATACATTTGGATATACTCATAATACAACCGGTTCAACTACTTTACAATACAGAGATTATTCCGATGGATATACAATGATTACAGGTAATACCACAGGGTTTACCAAGGAGGAAGTTATTAACTATACCCTAACAAGAAATGAACATTTTTTGGGTTTTGTGGAACAACCTACTGTTTATTCGGACGTTTTTGTGGAACGAGGTAAATTGGGAGTTATGGAAAGGAACTTTAGGTTAAGTGAAATTGATAGTATGGGTGAATTGAGTATATATGGAAATGGGTATTTTAAAGTTAGAAAACAATAAGATTTATATTTATTAATAAAAGAAAATGGCAGTAGGATCATATGGTATTGTAAGACCCGCAGATGTATCACCAGCAGACGTAGAGATATTATATCATTACGTTTCAAGTAGAACTGCGAACGTTACACCAACATTAACAAAATTAGATTCCACAGCAATATTAACGCCGGTGTTTCATAATGAAACGACAGGTGGTGTTGCAAATAAAGAAATTTTAGGTGGTTTATATAATCTGAAATTACAATCGGGTCAATTTTCAGAATTAGGAATTTACACATTACATTTACGTCCTAAACAAGTTAGGACAAATATTATGGATTGCGGAGTTTTAGCGTCACTTCCATCAGTTAGAGGTTTAGTCATTGACATTGGTAATGTACCGGTTGACGACCAAGGAAAATTCACACCACAAGGATTAGTTGGATATAGAATTGAATATATTAATAAGACCAATTACCAAAAAGTTCCAAACTTTTATAGATTGGTAACTTCATCTTTTTATTGTGTACCAACTACTGCAAATTTATCAAACTCAACAGATAAGGCGATTAGGTATCAATATACCGATTCCCAATCTAACTTTATATTTTTAACAGTAACACCAAGTTCATCACCTTCAAGTAGACCAAATGTGGTTCCATTTATTGGTGAACCAGGTCAAAGTATTATTTTAACAAATACATTTTTCAATCCAACAACGGTTGAAATTGAAATGGTTGAACATGATGCATCAACATTGGCACACGCGCTTTACGGTGACCAAACTAAGGCAATTGCTCCAGGTATTTACACAATCTACGATAAAGATAAAAATATCTATAAACAATACAATCTTTACGAAATTAAAGACCAATTTAATGATACATTATATGAAGTTCGTGAAGAAAGAACAAGTATAGATGAAACTTTAAATTTAGATAACATAACAGGATAATGGCTAAAGTAAGATATAAAGTTCCAAATGAGGCTGCTAGTGGTGTAGAAACATTTAGTGATAAATTAGTTGGTACACAGATTACTGATGGTACTAGTCAACTGACTAATACAAACTTTGATATCAATAGAGTCATTCCTGAAAAAGATAGTAAGAATTTTAAATCACAACCCTTTTCTAATTTCTTAACATTAAATGATTTAAAAGGAAAATTGAACACTACAACACAAAATGGTAATGTAAAGAAAAAAGAAAAAATTAAATTTAAAGGTGGAATTAACGACGCAGGTAAATCTTTATATGGTTCATTAAAACAAAGATTACAAGTATCAATATCAAACATCATTACAAATTTTCCGGCTGCTATATTAGTTGATAAAGATAGTCCTATTAAAAGTATTCCATATACATTATCTGAAATAACTTATAGTGAAAGTGCAAAGACAACTGAATTTTATATTCAGAAATCAATTTTATTTAATCCATTTGACATTACGCTCATTAAACCATTAAGTAATACTTTACCTACTGTTGATAATACGATTAGAAATTTTTATTCCTCATATACAAAATATGTTTTAGTATATGAGAATGTTACATATGATATTATTTCATACACAGAACCTGACGCGTCAAATTTAATTAAATTAAAAGTTAAAGGAAAACCATTTACAGGTTTAACCATAAATGATAGTGTTTTAATAAGACCAAATAACGGAATCACTGAAGAATTTTTTAGTGGTTTAGATGATTTAGAAACTCTTTTATTAAATCGAGAAAGTAATCCAATATATCAAGCGAGCTTCAAAGTACCTAAAGAAAGTTTAGATGAAACTAAAACTGAAATTGTTAATGTATATGTTAACTGGCCAACAACTAAAGATGGTTGGAATTTACAAATAGTTGGTATCGATTACGCCGATTACATTAGCCAATTAAGTAGTTTAGGTGATGAAATTGACGATTATAAATCTAATTTAATTGTAAGATTTTTAACCGCACCTCAATTATTTGAGTTTGATACTGATGACCAAAAGGCACAATCTATATTTCAATTATACGGTCAATCATTCGATAAAGTAAAAAAATATATAGATAACATTGCTTACATGCGTAATGTAAGTTATGACGGAATAAATAATGTTCCAGATATATTATTAAAAAATCTTTCACAAACATTAGGGTTATCTACCATTAATTTATTTGACGAAAAAACATTAGAAGATACTTTATACTTAAGACAAGATACTGTGTTTGATGGTGTATCAGTAGGTAAAACTTTAGTGGAAGCTGAATATGAATTTTATAGGAGATTATTAGTTAATCTTGCTCACATATATAAATCAAAAGGAACGAGAGCATCTTTAGAATTTTTCTTAAAGTTTATCGGGGCACCAGAACCAATGATTAAAATTAATGAATTTGTTTATAATGTAACGTCATTACCAAGACGTTTGTATGATAACAATAGTAGTCAATCACAACTTGAAACGGATTTATATGATGTAATACAAGGTTCTACAAACCAAATTCAAATTACTGGATACACATTTAGTAGTAGTGAGTATACATATTTAACTGGTTCTGTGGCAAGTACATCAACATTAACAAGAGATGAATACCCAATTGATTCAAACGGACAACCAAGAAAAACAACAAACACTCAAAGTGATATATTTTTTGGAAAAGGTTCTGGTTGGTATGATACCACACTTGAACATAGGTCATCAGATATAATTGATACACATTTATCTAGCGGTTCATTTGTTAATGGTGTGTTCCAATTAACAGGTAGAACTAAGACAATTAAAACAATGTCAAAACCATACACACATGGTGAAGATTATTTTGACACATTTAGAACATTACCTGGATTAGATTATGGATTTGGATTAACATCAAAAATTGACAATACAAAAATTAATGTAAGTAACCAACAACTTATTTTAAATAGAAAAAATATTAATGTTCATTTATCACCAGCACAAACTGTTGATTATGACATCTACCGTCAATCTAGAAATTTAAATCTATCTTTTGGTTCTGCAACACTTTCACCTCAAACAGGTGTAACATTTGCTGAATTTCTTGATAGTGCATTAAATCAATTGATAACAAATTCAAATGTAATAAAATATAAAAATAATTACATTATTTTAGAAGATGTATATCAAGATTATATCACTAATAAATATGGAACAAATTATGGTTATGTTCCATATGACCATATTTCATTAACTGAATTTATAAATAAAATGGGACCTTATTGGGTTCAAGTTATTGAACAGTTTATCCCATCAACTACACAATGGACAGGTGGTAATTTAATAGAGAATAATAAATTTGGTAGGTCAAAATATAAGTATAAAAAACCATGTCAAATATTTGAATTTGTTGATAATGTTTACCCACAACCAACAGGTAATACTTACTCAACACAATTTGAAGAAGAAATTATTAATTTATCTAGTTTTTATGCTGCGGACGATGATTTAAATTATGATGGTTATTTACAATTATATCCTATTTTTGAAATTGACGGTATAACATATAGAGGACCAAGTGACCCTAATAATGTTTATGCGTTAGGTCAAACAACGGGATGTACATATGCATTAGTTAGTGGAACAACTACGGTTCCAAATGTTAGTGTTAGATTATATAAAGGAAATGGTACTAATGCTTTAGAAATACCAATGTCCAATTCTGATATAACACAATTAAAATCATTATGGAAAACTGCAATAATAAATACAGTTAATTATATTAACACAGTTTCGGGACAAACAGGAAATATTTTAGGTAAAGATACCGATTATGGAACATTAATAGGAAATTCAACCATCACCGGACAAACAATACAATCTATTTTGTCTTATGAATTTTTCACTGGAAAAACTGGAGAAGAGTTTGTAAAATTTAAATCGTACAAACATGGTCCACATAGTTGTACTGTGATAAATTCATTTAATTTTATGGTAGGATATGGTACTAGTGCCGTTGACCCAACCCCAACTCCAACCCCAACACCGACTCTTACACCAACAAATACCCCAACTAACACCCCAACTAATACAAATACACCAACTAACACATCAACTAATACACAGACCCCAACTAAAACTCCGACTAACACCCCAACAACAACCAATACACCAACCAATACATCAACACCGACTCCAACTCCAACATCAACAACAGATACTCTACCAATCGGGTCAACACTCATTTACCTATCAAGTGGAACCACAATAGTTAATGCTTGTACTGGTACAACTCAATCGTATTATTATCAAACACCAAATCCACCAACAATCCCAAATTTTAGTTTTGAGGGTGTAAAAATATTTACGGACCCAACATTATTAACACCAGCATTGGGAAGTCCTGGTTTTACTAAATATTATTATTCATCTGATTATAATACATTATATTATGTTAGTGATAGTGAAGGTAGAAAATACGTTAGTAACACACCTTGTCCAACCCCAACCCCAACAACGGGTACTGTAATTAACGCAGTTGTAAGTTTAATTACTGGACAAACTGCATGTGACGGAGGAGATTATGGAGACGCTCCATCGAATGACCCATTAGTAGACCCCAAATTTTTTACCTTTACAATCTATGGAAGTAATATTGTAAATGCAACTGCAATAATTAATATACCGGCTTTTTTACTTGCGGATTTTGTAGATAATCAAGTATTTTATGTAAAAGGAAGGTCTTCTGGCACATTCTATTGGAGAAAATTTATTTTAAGTGGATCACCAAGTCCTACCGCAATTGCTAATTCATCTGGTATCGCGGTATTGTGTGTATAAAAATTAAAGAAAGATATTTATAATATATGAGTTTTTTAAATAGTAACGACGCAGAGTATTTATCGGCAAGAATAACCCAAAAGGGTAGAAATGCAATTGCAAAGGGAGCATTTGATATCAGTTATTTCACAATTGGTGATTCTGAATATAACTATAATATGACAGGAACAACAGGTTATCAATCTGTGTTCGCACCATTAGATAAAGAAACACATGTTAAATATCCATTTCAATATACAAGTGGAACCACAATTTACGGTGTTCCGGTAAATCAAACCACCGAACCCACAACATTGAGAAATCAAATTGGACCCGCTGGTTTTATATCTGATTATTCAGGTACAACAAGTCGTAGTACAATTCAATGTTTACATAAAAAAATAGACATATCATCTTTTAGTGGGACCACATCAATTACCGTTACCGGTATGACAGTAGGAACGACATATAGTGATTGTCAATATATCACGTTAGCACTTAACGAAGCAAAAATATCGGGTAACATATTAACAGGAAAAACGAATAGTTTAACATATAAAATAGTATCTGTTAGTGGGTTAACAACAACAAGTGAAAAATTAACATTAGATAGACCTATACTCAAATTGGGAGGTACTGTGGACATCATTTGTAATAAATGTGAATTAGAAAATCCAATTGAAAATGTAGAAAATACCGACCAACATAATCCATGGACTATGAATATTGTTTGGGGTAAAAAACCAATCGGTATTCCAGATAGTGCACCATATAGAAATTTATCAGGTTATACTAGTAACAAATATATAGGAGTAAAGGAATTTTTAGGATATGGAAGTACAGGGCAATCTTTTACTGATTTTACCGGAGGAACAATTACAGGTACGTCATTTGTAAATTCTTTTGGTGATATTATTGAACATACATCGGAAGAACAAAGAGCAATCGCAATTGTACATTTCTCCGAAATTGGTGATTTATCAAATGACCCAGATAGGTTCTTTAAATATGACGATTATATCGGTACCGAAACTAACGATAGAACATACTTCCAAGTTTATTTACCATTCTTACTTTACCATAGAAATACAGGTTCAACCGTAGGTGCAATTTTTAATATGGGAAGTGACGTTAAATTTATAGTTTCAACATTAAATAATAATTCACAAATTGAATATCGTGATTTGTTAGATGAGATGGGTAATAAAGTAGGTAAAGTATTTGTTAATAATAAAACTATAGTATTTGATGATGAAGAAATTGTTGCGGCATTAGATTATAAATCTAATAGACATCACACATTACCAGCACCAAAATTAGGATTAACGTCACCAACAGGTAACACCCATATGTTATCAGGAACAGGAACAACAATGTGGATGACTTACGGATTTGGTGGGTCAAATACAACAACAATACCACTTAGATCATTACCATGTAATTATGTTTCAAAAATAAACGGAACTAATGATACATCAAATGTCACATTTAAATTTGGTAATGAATTTTCAAATTTAAAAATAAATAGTGACTTGACAAATGGATTTTTAGCAAATGAGTTTTTTGCTTTAGTACAAACAGGTATAACAACAGGAACACCCATCAATAGTGAATGGAAAAAAATTAATTTAACATCTACAGATTTACAAACTTCAACATATATTGACCCAACAAAATTAACAGGAGTAACATTTACGATTACAAAAGAGATGTACGATGGTGGAAGTACATTTAATTTAACTGAAGACCCACATATGATTGGTAAAGTTAATTTTACAGATACTACAGCTCCACATTTTGGTGATGAACAACCATTCCCTGGAAGTATTAAATTAGTACGAGCCTCAGATATTGAAGAAATGAATTTCTTGGTTAATCTACCAACAGGTAAATTTACAACATCACAAAACCCAACATATACAAGTGGAGACCCTATAATCACTGAAGTTGCGTTACTTAATAACAATAAAGAAGTGATGGTTAAAGCAAAAACAAGTAAACCAATCAAAAGAACTGGAACTCAAGTATTTGCGGTTAAATTGGATTTCTAAAGATTTACATTTATTTTAATTTACATTATATTAGAATTATGAATGATAATTTAATAAAATTAAAAAATAAACCAAAAATTTTAGGACTTGATATTAGCACAAAAGTTATCGGGTTTGCTTTGTTTGATATTTCAGGTTCTAAACTATTAGAACTAACACATTTTTCCCCAAAAATAAAACCACAACCTGAAGATAAGTTGGAAGAACTTATGATGAAAGCTAATGCTTTTCAAAAACATTTGGAGAGTTATAAGAATATGGGTATTACTCGTGTCATCATTGAGGAACCTTTGTTAAATTCAAATAACGTTTATACAGTAGGGACATTATTGAGATACAATACAATGATATGTAAATTGATTTATGATATTTTTGAGATTGTCCCAACATTCATTTCAACGTATAACGCAAGAAAATATGCATTTCCTGATTTGGTAGGACCAAATGATAAAGGACGTAATGTATTATTTGGTGGTTATCCAAAAGACATAGATAAGAAACAAGTTATTTGGGATCATGTTAATGATGTGTGTCCCGATGTTCAATGGTTGTATGATAAGAATGGTAAATTGAAAAAAGAAAATTTTGATATGAGCGATGCAGCAACCGCAGTTATTGGTCACTTCAATATGATAAAACAATTGGATAAATAATATTTGGCAACTTATATTTTATATTACGATTTATCAATGATATATTTAATAATAGGACGGGACAAGGGTTAAAAGCCTTGTTTGGTTGGTAGGAGGTCAGCGGTGGTGTGCTGGCCTCCATTTTTTTTTATAAGATTTTTTTGTTATAATATACAACATGAACACCCAAGAAGTAGATTATTCCGCAGTATTTGAAATTTTGGAAGACATATTTGGTGACTATAAGAATCATAATGATTATAGATACCAAGTGTCTTTTGATTGTCCTGTGTGTTCTCATGAAATAAAAGGATTAGAAAAAGGTGATGGTAAGGGCAATTTGGAAATCAATTACAAATACGGTGTTTATAAGTGTTGGGTATGTGCCGAATCTCACGAAACACACGGTTCAATATATAAGTTAATTAAGAAGTTCGGTAACCCTAAACAACTTAAAAAATATATTCTTTTAAAACCAGAAGAAGATGAGGATGGGAATAAAAAAGAATATAAACCAGTTAAATTACCAAAAGAATTTATTTCATTTAAAGACGCAAGTTTTGGAATGAAATTAACACCAGGATATAAGCAGGCACTCAATTACATCAAAAAAAGAAATATAACAGATTTGATGTTACAACTTTATAATATTGGATTTTGTGCTACAGGACCTTATGAAAATAGAATTATCATTCCTTCATATGATGAAAACAGAAGATTGAATTATTTTATTGCTCGTTCCTTTTTAAATAAAACGAAGAGAAAATATATGAACCCCGTGGTACAAAAGGAAATCATTATTTTCAATGAAAGTTTAATTAATTGGGACGAACCTGTTTATATAGTTGAAGGTGCGTTCGATAGTATTTTCATTCCAAATGCAATCCCAATGTTAGGAAAGTTTATGGGTGAACATTTATTTAAAAAACTATATGATAATGCAAAAAAAATTATTATAGTACTTGACCCTGACGCCTATAATGACCAAGAGAGATTATATCATAGATTAAATTGTGGAAAACTGATGGGGAAAGTGTGGAGTATTAAATTAGAGGGAGACAAAGATATTGCTGATTTACAAGGAAACTTAAGTGAATATAAAATGAAACAAATAGAGTAACATGAATTTAAAAGACATCTCATTAGAGATAAACGATTTATTAGAAAAGAGAAGACAAGAATTAGAATTAACATTCATAGAAGAAGAACACATTTACTATATGAAAGATATTGATGGTGAAATTAAAAAGAACTTTCCATCCGTATCTAAAGTAGTTAAGAAATTTCACAAACCATTTGATGCTGATGGTATGGCACTTAAAATGGCAAAAGGAGACCCTGAAGGACAATCACAATTACTTGCCGAATGGAAAGAGGCTGGCGACTTATCAACCAATATGGGAAGTAGAGTTCACTTTGAATTGGAGAAAGATTTAATTGGTCGTTTTGGCAATTACAAAGAAGTTAGACAACCAATATTTGAAATTAATGAGGAACAACAACGCAAAAGTGATGCAATGATTAAAGCGGGAAAAGATTTTCTTAATTTAATGTTAGAACGAGGAGGGGTATTATTAGATACTGAGATTGTATTAGGAGACCCAACAGAACAATACACGGGTCAACCCGATAAGTGTTGGTTGATGCAAAATAAAACAAAAGATGATTTTGGATTTGTAATAACAGATTGGAAAAGTAATAAGCCAAAGAACTTTGAGGTACATCACTACACTGGTAGATTATATCCACCATTTAATAATTTTCATGATAATGCCTTAGGTCATTATTATTTACAATTACCATTATATGGTCGATTGTTGCGTAAGATGTTAGAAGGAACAAAATATTCCGATACTAAATTATTAGGTGGAGTTATAGTTCTTTTAAAAGAAGACGGAACATTTACCGAATATAAAGTTCCACCACAAATAACAAATGCAATCCTTACAATGGATTTATCAAAATATATTTCAAGATGGTCAAAAAAATAATACACATTGCCGACTTACATATTCGTACAATTCAAATGCATGATTTGTATAGAGAACAATTTGAAACATTAATTGATGAGATACGAGAACATAATATTGTGTGGCATCAAGAAGGTATTGAATATGAAGAAATTCGTATCGTTGTTGCAGGGGACCTGGCACATCAGAAAATAAATATTTCTAATGAACAGTTATTATTAACAAGTTGGTTTTTAAAAGAGTTATCCAAATACGGTAAAGTTGTTATCATACCGGGTAATCACGATTTCTTAGAGAATAACACACAACGATTAGATAGTATAACACCAGTGGTTCAATTATTAGACGACCCAACTATTGTTTACTATAAAGATAGTGGTGATTATATTGATGAAAATATTCAATGGGTTGTTTATTCATTATATCAACATAACGCACGTCCTGAATTTACAAAAGACGAAACTAAATTAACTATTGGATTATTTCACGGACCTATTATGGGATTATCGACTGACTTGGGATACGAATTTGAAGATGCATATGATAGGTTAAACTTTGTTGATCTGGATTTATTGTTATGTGGTGACATTCATAAGAGACAACAATTCACATTACCAAACGGAGGTCATGCAATCATGGTCGGTAGCCTCATTCAACAAAACTTTGGTGAGACAGTTAAACATCACGGATATGGTATTTATGATGTGGAAACAAATGAATATACATTTCATGATTTGGACAACGAACAACCGTTTCTTCATTTCTCAATAAACGATATAAAAGACATTGAAGATGGAAA